AGCCGCGCCAGCGGAAATCACGATAAAATCGGGACGCTGGAGGCGGACATCGACACTTTGCAGCGGCAGATGCTGGCGCGCAAACGGGCAAAACAGGTGGAAATTGCCGCCGCGTGTGCGCTGCTGGATTATCTGGACGCGGCAAGCAGCGACGTTCTCTACCGCTTTTATGTGCTGGGCGAAACCGCCGTAGCCATCGCCGCCGCGTGTGGGTATCAAGCCGGGACGGTGCGGGCAAAAAAGGCCGAAGCGCTGAAGCTGCTGGCAGAGATGGACAGCGCGCAGATTGACGCAACGCTGCCGGGCTGGTATCTGCGCGGGGACAAGGACGGCAGCAACGGCAGCAACTTCAACAGCGCTGACCTGCCGAAATGGCAGGAACGGGACGCGCCGCCCGTGTGAATCCAAAGCGCCGCGCATGCACATACCAAAACATAGCGCAACAGTAGATATACACACCGCTGCGCTTCAAATACATAGTGCTGCGGTAGATATATATTGACCTTCATTGACCTTCACCCAATAGACTACCAAAAGCGCTTGACCTGTGATATGATTAGAATGCAGCAAAGCAAGCGAGAGGACAGAGGCAAAAAGCCGCTGCCCTCTTTTTCGTTCCCCGGAGGTGCAGCATGAAACACTACAAGCCCAGCGACCCATTCTATCACAGCGAAGCGTGGAAGAAAGCGCGAAAAGCCGCATTAGTGCGCGACGGCGGCATGTGCCAGGACTGTATGGCGCGATTCCGGGCAGGATACGGGAAGAAACCGCGCCGGGCGGACATGGTGCATCACATTCTTTCGCGTGAGACCCGCCCAGATCTTGAACTGTGCTTGGAGAATCTTATCAGCTTGTGCAGCGAGTGCCATAATAAAAGACATCCAGAAAAAGGCGAGCAGGCCAAACAAGTCACAGCGGGAAAAACACGGATGCGGATTATCAAGATATAGGAGGCATGTGCAGAATGAATGCAGCCATGAAAGAGCAGCATTTCAGCCGGATTAACGACGAAAGGGCACGCCGGGTCTACGACTATCTTTGCGCAAGCTGCGAACTGCGCGAGGGCGGGCTGACGGATGCGGATCAAATGCTGGTATACGACTACGCCTATGCGGAGCAGGTGAAGCAGCAGCTTCAGGACGACATCAAGGCGCGGGGCATTGGACGCGAGTACACCAACGGGCGGCAGAAGTACTGGCAGGACAACAAGAGCGTGCCGCAGCTGCGGGCCTACTGCGATCAGCAGCGGAAAACCCTTGCGGAACTGCGGTTGACACCCACGAGCAGGAAGGCGGCGGCTTTAGACCTTGACGACGATTTCGCCACCTACTGAGCGCAGCCCCGACCTGTCCGGCGTACTGGCGCGGTGCTACGGCTATGCGCGGGACGCAACAGCGGGGCGCATTGTAGTTGGCGAAAAGGTTCGTCTGGCTTGCCGCCGTTTTCTGGACGAACTTGAAAAGCAGAACAACCCGGATTACCCGTGGCGCTTCGATGAAGCCCTTGCCGCACGGCCTGTGGGCTTCATGGAGAGCTTTTTGGTACCCACCAAGGGTGACTACGACCGGCTGGAGCTGATGCCGTGGCAATGCTTCATTGAGTGCAACCTCTACGGCTGGGTAGACAAGCGGACAGGGCTGCGCAGATTCCGCGAAGCCCTGATTTTGGTTGGCACCGGCAACGGCAAAAGCACGCTGATGGCGGGCAACGCGACCTTTGGCGCTTGCAAGGATGGCGAGCGCGGCGCAGATATTTACCTGTTGGCAAACAGCAAAGACCAAGCGGGCATCGTTTTCAACGAGTGTCTGGGGCAGATTCGCGCCAGCAAGCCGCTGGCAAAGCGCTTCCGCACACTGCGCGACGGCGTATACTATGACGCGATGAGCGCCAGCATCCGCCACCGCGCCAGCGACAGCAAGCGGCTGGACGGCTTGAACCCGCACATGGCTATTTTTGATGAAATCCACGAATTTCGAGACTACAAGCTTATCAACATCATCAAGCGCAAGAACGTGAAGCGCCGCCAGCCGCTCATCTTGTACATCACCACCATGGGGTATGTGACGGACGGGCCGCTGGCGGACTACTACGGGCTTTTTTCCGATGTGCTGATACCGGGCAAGATCAAGCCGGAGGTAGCCGACCGGCTTTTTTCGTATATCGCGGAGCTGGATGCCAGGGACGACATCGAGGACACCAGCTGCTGGGTAAAGGCGAACCCCGGTTTGGGCGTTGTGCTGCACATGCGCGACCTGCTGGACAGCTGGGAGCGGGCGAAGAAGGTGCCGCGAGAACGGGCGGACTTCATTTGCAAGCAGCTCAACATCATGGTGCAGGCGGACGACATGGCGTTTATATCGCCGGACGTGATGCCGCGAAATCTGGCAACCATCCCGGAGGAAAATCTGCTGGGGCGGCGCTGCTTCGGCGGCTTCGACCTATCCAGCCGGGAGGACTTCACCGCCGCCGCGCTGGAATTTCCGCTGGACGACGGGCGTTTTTATGTGCTGCTGCACAGCTGGGTGCCGCGCCGAAAGGTAGAAATGGATCAGGAGAAAATCGACTACTACGGGATGGCCATGCGGGGGCTGCTGACCATTGTCGAGGGCGAGTACATCAGCCAGGACGATGTTTATCAGTGGTTCTGCGCACAGGCGGAAAAGTACGAAATCACCGCCATCGGCTACGACCCGGCGAACGCGGTGAAACTGCGGCAGATGCTTGAAATGAAGGGCTTCAACTGCCAGATTGTCCGGCAGGGGCCGCTAACGCTCAACGACCCGATGAAGGACGTGAAGGAGCTGCTGCTGGGCGGGCGCATCGTCTCCAACGGCGACCCGATGCTGCGCTGGTACACCGAAAATGTGCGCATCAGTGCGCAGCGCCAGCACACCGACAAGGCGAACTGGATGCCGACGAAAAACAACCGCTATCGCAAAATCGACGGCTTCATGGCGTGGCTGGACGCGCACTGCATCCAGATGCAGCAGAATCCGGGTGGCGTTCCGGCAGCGCCGCCAGCGGTTTATTCCATCCGGCTGGACAGCAGCCGGGCAAGGGGTAGAAGAATGAGAGGGGGCTATTAAGGCATGGGACTTTTCAGCCGTTTCCGCAACGAGAACAAGGCGAGGGACAAGCCCCGCGTGCGCGTGTTCGACCGCGGCAAGGTGACAAGCATCACGCGCCCGCGGGCAGACGTGACGCTGCAAGGGCATGAAGCCATCTATGCGGCGGTGACGCGCATTGCCAACACCGTGGCGAGCATCCCAGTACACGTCTACAAGGGACGGGAACGGCAGGACACACACCCACTGGAAAAGCTGCTGAACCTATCGCCAAACCCCAGCATGAGCGCCTACATCTTTAAGCAAACGATGGAAGCCTTTCGCAACACGGAGGGCATGGCGTATGCGCTGATTATCCGGGACGGGCTGGGCGAAATCACGCGATTGGACGTACTTGACCCGACGCGGGTGCGCCCACTGATTGAGAGGGACAGCCGGGAAATCTGGTATGACATCACGCTGGAGGGCAAGACGTACCCGATACCGGGCTATATGGTGCTGGCGCTGAAGCACATGAGCGCCAACGGCATCAGCGGCATCCGACCGCTGGACGTGCTGCGCGGCAGCCTGGACTACGACGCAGAGGTGAAGGAAATCAGCCTGAACCAGCTGGACGGCATCAACCACGGCGTGATGCTGGAAGTGCCGGGGCAGACGCTGGACGAAACGCGCAAGGCACAAATCGTGGCTGATTTTCTGGATGCCTACGAAAGCAGCGGGCAGCGGGTGCTTGTGCTGGAAGGCGGCATCAAGGCGACGACCTTCAATCAATCACCCGTAGACGCGCAGCTGATGGATGTGGAGCGCATCACGCGCAACCGCGTCGCCACGGTCTACAATCTGCCGCCGCACATGCTGGGCGATTACAGCGACACGAGCTTCAGCACAGCAGAGCAGCAGATGCAGGAGTTTTTGCAGCTGACCATTATCCCGATTGTGCAGCAATGGGAGGATGAGCTGAACCGCAAGCTGCTGAGCGACGCGGACTACAAGGTGGGCTACCGCTTCCGCTTCGACACGGACAGCCTGATCCGCGCCGACATGGTGGCGATGGCGAACAAGTACCAAATGGCGATCCGCGGCGGATGGATGCGGATGAACGAGGTGCGCGAGCGAGAAGGGCTGCCGCCCGATCCGAATGGGGACGAATTGATGTGCGCACGCGACATCATCCCGCTGCGCATCATGGTGGAGCACCCGGAGCTGCTGCTGACGGGTTCCATCGCCCAAAGTGACGAAGGAGGGAACGCATGAGTACATTCTGGAACTTCACCCGTGACGATGCCACGGGCAACGGCACGATCCAGCTGGACGGCGAAATCGTGACGGAAAGCGACTGGTGGGGCAGCGGCGGGCAGGTGGTGGCGCGGAGCTTCCGCAACCGGCTGGCAACCTGCAAGGACATCACGGTCTACATCAATTCGCCGGGCGGCGACGTGTTTGCTGCTGCGGAGCTGTACACGGCGCTGCGGGAACACACGCAGGGCAAGGTGACGGTGAAGGTGACGGGCATCGCGGCAAGCGCGGCTTCGCTGGTGGCGATGGCCGGGGATGAAGTACTCATGTCGCCGGTGGCGTACATGATGATTCACAACCCGTGGAGCATGACGGCGGGCAACAGCGCCGACCACCGCAAGGAGGCCGACGTACTGGACGAAATCACCGAGGGGCTGCTGGCAGCCTACACCGCC